AGAAGCTGTAATAAATTCTACTGCTGATGCTGTAAGTTTTTTGATACATAACTTTCCAAAACTAGAAGCGCATATGGTTAATAGATATTATCAAGTACTTGTTGGAGATTATGATATTGATGAGACTGAGATACATGATCCTATAGGACAATCTGATATAAGTATTGTTCCTGTTATTACTGGTGCTGGTGGTAGAGGTTTAGGGAAAATATTATTAGGTGCTGCATTGATTGGAGGAGCTTTTGCTTTTGGCGGTTTAACTTTTGCTGGAGGCTTTGGAAAGTCTCTCGTAGCAGCAGGTGGTTTTACTAAAGCTGCATTTGGTATAGGTTCTTCTTTAGTTTTAAGTGGAGTATCAGATATGTTATTTCCTTTGCCTGAGCCAAAAGATTTTACCAACGAAGAAGATCCAAGAATATCATTTAACTTTTCTGGTGTTCAAAATACATCAAGGGCTGGTACTTCTCATCCGATAGTTTACGGTGAGATAGTAACAGGGTCAGTTGTTATTTCTGCTGGTATTGACACTAATCAGGTGACAGCATGATAGATAAAATTATTAGAGGTTCTGGTGGTCCTCCTCCCACTCCACCATCCCCAACAAGAGCACCTGATACTTTAAACAGTAGACAGTTTGCTTCTATTCAAGATTTATTATCTGAAGGAGAGATAGAGGGTTTTGCAACCCCATCAAAGGCAGGTCTGACAAAAGGAACTACAGCTTATAACAACGCAGCACTGAAAGATATATTTTTAAACGACACTCCTATCCTTAACGCTAGTGCCAGCAATACATCACCTGGAACGGCAGATTTTAATTTTCAAAATGTAAGTTTTGCTTTTAAGGAAGGCACAGCAAACCAAACTCATATCCCTGGAATTGAAAGTAGCGAGTCAACTACTGCCGTTGGTGTTACTGTTACAACTTCTGCTCCTGTTACTCGTCAGATAACCAATACTAATGTTGATGCTGCGAAGGTAACAATTACATTTCCTCAACTTCAAAAAGCAACAGATCAAGGCGATTTATTAGGATCTTCAGTTGATTTAAAAATACAGGTTCAATATAACAGTGGTGGGTTTAATGATATTATTTCTGACACAATTACAGGTAGAACTGCTGATGCGTACCAAAAAGAATATCGTGTAAATATAACTGGTGCATTTCCTGTTGATATAAGAGTTGTAAGGGTAACAGCAGATAGTACATCTGATAATTTAAAAGATGCTTTTGCTTTTACAAGTATTGCAGAAATTATTGATGATAAACAAACTTATCCAAATAGTGCATATACAAATTTAAGATTAGATTCTGAACAGTTTAGTTCCATACCAAAAAGAGCTTTTCGTATTCGTGGTGTAAAAGTTCGTATTCCAGCAGCTAATGGCGGTCTTACCCCAACAGTTGACTTACAAACTGGCAGAGTAATATATCCAGCAAACTATGTGTTTAATGGTGTTATGGGTGCAGCCCAATGGTGTTCATGTCCTGCTTTAATTTTGCTTGACCTTCTCACAACTGAAAGGTATGGCTTTGGAACACATATAACAGATAGTTCGCTTGATTTATATAGTTTTGTCGCAGCAAGTAGATATGCAAATGAACAAGTTAATGATAGTAGAGGAGGTTTGGAAGCTAGATTTAGTTGCAATGTAAATATACAAGGCACAACAGAAGCTTATACCTTAATTAATGAATTAGCTGGTGTTATGAGAGCTTTTCCTATATGGCAAACAGGTTCAATAACTCTTACACAAGACAAACCAACAGATCCAAGTTATTTGTTTAGTTTGGCAAATGTAGGTGAAGGTGGGTTTTCGTATTCGGGTAGCAGCTTAAAACAAAGACATTCTGTTATATCTGTCAGTTATTTCAATATGGATAGCAGAGAAATTGATTATGAAGTTGTAGAAGATACTGCTGCTATAGCAAAATTAGGCATTGTAAAAAAAGATGTAAAAGCTTTTGCCTGTACATCAAGAGGTCAGGCTTTTAGATTAGGTAAGGCAATATTGTTTAGTGAACAACAGGAGTCTGAGGTTGTCAGTTTTACTACTTCTATTGATGCAGGAGCTATTGTCAGACCTGGTAGTGTAATTAGAATTAACGATCCAGTAAGAAGTGGAGTTAGAAGATCAGGCAGATTAAAATCCATAAATACTGCTAAAACTCAAATAACTGTTGATAATGCTCAGGACTTAAGTGGTTTTATGGGTAGTGGCACTGACCACAAATGTAGCGTTATGTTACCCGATGGAACTTTAGAAACAAAAGATGTTTCATCAAGTTCTGGAATTGTAGGTTCTGTTATACATTTAGATTCAGCATTATCACAAACACCCAATGTAAATACTGTATGGTTATTACACAAATCCACTTCATTTCATCAAACTTTTAGGGTAATAACAGTTGAAGAACAAGATGGTATAAATTATGCAATTACAGCGTTAACGTATTTATCAGGCAAATATGCCAATATTGAACAAGGTACAAACTTGCCTGATCGTAATATTTCTCTGTTAAATCAACCAAAAAATCCACCTGGTAATTTACAGGCATCTGAAAGAATTGCTGTTATAAATGCTTTGGCTATTTCTAAAATAATATTATCTTGGGTTCCTGTAACTGGTGTCACCCAATATTTGGTTCAATATAGATTTAACAATACAAACTGGATTAGTGAAACTGTATTCAGACCTGATTTTGAAATTATAAATTCACAAAAAGGTGCGTATGAATTTAAAGTTTTCTCTTATAATGCTGCCTTAAAAATATCTGCAACATCTACTGATTTGACATTTAATGCTGTTGGTAAAACAACTCCTCCTGCTGCTGTTCAAAATTTATCAATAGAACCCGTAACTAACAAGCTAGTAAGATTAAGATGGGATAGATCAACTGATGCTGATGTTATACATGGTGGTCGTGTGTATGTAAGACATAGCAATCTAACTGATGGTTCTGGTACATTTCAAAATTCTGTAGATTTAATTACTGCTTTAAGTGGTAACTCAACAGATGCAATAGTTCCTTTTTTAGAGGGTGAATATATTCTTAAATATGAAGATGATAATGGTAATTTCAGTACATCTGAAACAAGTATAATTATTGATCTTCCAGATTTGATAGACACACAGACAATTCTTACTCAAAGGGAAGATTTATTAAGCACACCTTTTAGCGGAACAAAAACTAATACAACTTTTAGTAATAGTGCTAGTGCATTACAACTTACAAATCCAGCTAATAATACAACAGGTGAATATGAATTTGCTTCTGTTGTTGATCTTGGGGCTGTATTTTCTCTTGAGTTAAAAAGAAAATTGCAGGTTGTAGGATTTAATATCGGCACGGATATTGAAACACTGATCCCTGGACCTCCTGGAATCTCTTGGGATGAATATGCAACTGATAATAATTTTGATGGTGGAGCGGCGGATGAAACCAGTTGTCAGATACAGGTGGCAACATCACAGACAGCATCAGGTAGTTTTGGTGCTTTTAATAATTTTGCAAATGGTACATTTAAAGGTCGTAGATTTAAATTTAAGCTAATACTTACAACTACTAATACGACACAAAATATTAATGTGCAACAAGCAGGATTTTTTGCACAGTTTCAATCAAGAACAGAACAAAATTATCAAACAGGTAGTGGAACATCTACCGCACCACAAAGTTCTGGTACTTCTGCTAAAACAATTACCTTTGGGACACCATTTTTTGTTGGAACGTCATCTTTAGGTGGTGCAAATGCTTTTTTACCAACTATAGGTATTACTATTGAAAACGCACAATCAGGTGATTTCTTTACTGTTACAAATGTTTCGGGAACAGGATTTACTGTAAGTATAAAAAATGGTTCCAGTTTTGTAGATAGAAACTTCACTTTCCAAGCTGTCGGTTATGGTAAAGGGGTGTAAAATATAAAAAACAACTATTAACATGAGTCAGGTAACAGATTACAACATAGCAAATGCTTCGGGTGCTTCTGTTAGAACTGATTTAAATGCAGTATTTGATGCAATAAAAACACTAAACAGTGGCAGTAGCGATCCATCAAATCCAGCAGCTTTTATGCCTTTTGTTGATACTGGTGATAGTAATAAATTAAAAATTAGAAATTCATCAAATAACGGCTTTACAACTATTGGTTCAGTAGATTCTCCAAATCTAGGTTTGCTGGCTACAAGTGGTGGAACATTAACAGGTGTTTTACAGTTTGCAGTTGGCTCTGCCACTGCCCCTTCTTTACATTTTGGGCAGACAAATACTGGTATTTTTAAAGGTGCTTCTCATAGAGTAAGTGTTACTTCAGATGGAACTCAAGTATTTTTTGCAGATGGAACGGGAATAAATATAAACAGCAGTAAAGAATTAAGGTGGCAAGATAGTAACAATAGTAATTATATAGGTTTTAAAGCTGCTAGTAATATTACTAGTAACTTTACTCTTACACTACCTACCGCCGATGGTAGCAGTGGACAGGCATTACTTACAAATGGTTCTGGAACACTTAGTTTTGGAGCACCAACTGTAGGGGCTGCTAATTTAACTGGTAATACACTTGCAAGTGGTGTTACGGCTTCAAGTCTTACATCTGTAGGCACATTAAGTTCTTTAGGTGTTTCTGGAACGTGCACAGCGGGAACATTTAGCGGATCAGGTGCATCTTTGACAAGCATACCCGCAGGTAATTTAACTGGAACTGTTGCTGATGCTCGCATTTCAACTCTCACTTCTTCTAAACTTACTGGTGCTTTACCCGCTTTGGATGGTTCTGCATTAACAGGAACGCAGTTTGCAAAATCATGGATTAATTTTAACGGTTCTGGAACTATAGCTATTAGAGATAGTTTTAATGTAAGTTCAATTACTGACGTTACTACAGGTCGATACACAGTATCTTTTACTACAGCAATGCCAAATAGCAATTATTGTGTAGTTTCATCTGGTCATTTCTATGAAACAATAATAACAGGTAATGTTAGAGAAGTTGGAGCAAATAATTTAGCTACTGGTAGTTATATGTTAAATGTTAGTTACAATGGATCGACTAACCAAGATGCTGAAAATATTTTTACTGCAGTTTTCGCAGATTAGTTATGTCAATTTCAGTAGCGATTAATCTTACCTAAGATATAATTAAAATAAAACCAATGGCAAATTCAGATAAACGAATTATTTATATACAGGATGATGGAACAGTTGCAATAGTTATACCAGCAGATAATTGTGAACTTACTGTAGAACAAATACAAGCAAAAGATGTACCAAATGGAAAAACATCGTATATTGTAGATAAGTCTGTTGTTCCTACAGATAGGAGTTTCAGAGATGCTTGGACTTATACGGAGTAAATCATGGGATTTGGTATTGACATGGTAAAAGCTAGAGAAATTCATAAAACAAATATACGAAATGCAAGAATTTTAAAGTTTGCAGAGCTTGATGTTGAATTTCAAAAAGCATTAGAAACTGGTGCTAGTACTACAGATATTGTTGCTAAGAAACAAGCATTAAGAGATGCCCCTGCTGATTCTGAAATTGCTGCTGCCAGCGATGCAGATACTTTAAAAGCTCAATGGAAAACAGACATTCTTGGCACTTCACCTTATAGCTGATGGCAATTCAACCTGGTACATATAATTTTACGTTGCAGCGTAGATCAGATCATACTATTCCTTTGTTGTTTAAAGATGGAAATGATGCTGCAATAAATTTAACTGGATATACAGTGGAAGCACAGGTTTGGGAAGAAACACGCACCACAAAATATGCAGATTTTTCTGTTACTTATACAGATCGTGCTGCTGGGTCTGTTTCTATAGCGTTGACAGACACACAAACAGCTACATTTACCCCTGATGTTTTAAAATACGATGTATTATTAACTGCCCCAGGAGGCTCGAAAGAATACTATTTAGAGGGTACTATATTTGTAAGTGAAGGATACACCGCATGACTTCAGTTAATGTTACAACTACGAAAAATACAGTTACAGTAAACGGAGAAACCCGTGTTGTTACTATAAAAACTCAAGGTCCACAGGGTCCAGCTTTTGCCGATGGCGATATAGGCGATATTGTTATTAGTGGCGGTGGAACGGTAGCTACTATAGATAATGGAGTAATTAATAACGCAAAAATAGCTAGTAATGCTGCTATTGCTGGTTCAAAAATTGATAC